GCAAGGGCAGCACAATTGTAGCCTCTGCAACTACTGACCTGAGCCTTGCATCTGGCAACTTTGTGCATATCTCAGGCACTACCAATATCACAAGCTTTGGCACTCTTCCGGCTGGTTCAAGATTTATTCTGTGCTTTGACAACAATGCTAACATTGATGCCTCTGCTACCATCATCATACCAGGTACTTCATCAGGCAACACTAAGACTGCAGTTGCAGGAGATTGCTGCCTAATAGTCTCAGAAGGTGCAGGAGCTTGGCGCATTGCTGGCTACTTTCCGGCAGCAGGAGCAGGAGCTGGTACTATTACTGGAGTAACTGCTGGTACTGGATTATCTGGTGGAGGCACTAGTGGTTCGGTAACTTTAAACCTAGCCAACACTTCGGTAACTCCTAACAGTTACACTAATGCCAATATTACGGTTGATGCTCAAGGTAGGATTACTGCTGCAAGCAATGGCTCTGGAGGTGGAGGTTCGGGTACTGTTACCTCAGTAGATCTTACAATGCCTTCTGCATTTGCAGTATCTGGCAACCCTATTACTACATCAGGCACATTAGCAGTAACCGGAGCAGGCTTATCTAGCCAATATGTTAGGGGTGATGGCACTTTGGCAAACTTCCCAGAAGTTACCGGAGGAGGCAGTTCAATTAGTTACTATCTAAATGGTTCAATTACTCAATTGACAATAAGTGGCACTACTTATTACCAGATGAGCAAGACTCCTGTTTTCGGAGCAGGAACTAACTTTACCAGAACTAGTGCTTCAGGTGATGGCTATGTAGCCTCATTCATTACCGATGCAGGAGACCCTAATATCATATCAATTCCAGGAGGCAACTTTAACATTGAGTTCTATTTTTCAGCCTCATCAGGTGGGGGAAGTCCGCAATTCTATGCCGAACTGTACAAGTATGATGGGGCAACACTAACACTAATAGCATCTGGAAGCACAAACCCAGAAGGCATTACCAATGGCACAACAGTAGATCAGTACTTCACTTCTATAAGTGTGCCAAATACTGCTCTGGCTTTGAGTGATAGGCTAGCAGTAAGAGTTTATGTAATTACATCAGGCAGGAATATTACCCTTCATACAGAAGACAATAACCTTTGCCAAGTAATTACCACCATAAGCACAGGTCTTACTGCCCTTAATGGTCTAACTGCCCAGGTTCAGACATTTGCCACCGGCACAAGTGGTACTGACTTTACCATTAGCAGTGTAACCAACACACACACATTCAACCTACCTGATGCCTCTGCGACTGCAAGAGGTTTAGTAACTACCGGAGCGCAGACTTTATCTGGCATAAAAACCTTTGGGAATGGAGCAAGTGCAGGAGAGATAAGATTGCTTGAAGGCTCAGGAGGAGGAACTAATTATGCAGCCATTAAATCTCCGGCTACACTAGCTGCCAATTACTCACTTACACTTCCGGCTGATGATGGAGCAAGTGCGCAAGTATTGCAGACAGATGGATCAGGCAATCTTAGCTGGGTTAATCAAACTCCTGACTCTGGTACATTTAAAACCAATTCTACTGTAGCAGGATCAACGGTAACCGGAACTACTGCTAAGACTAAGTCATTATCTATTCTTATACCAGCTAACACATTTGGTGCTGGAGACATACTTGACATAAGTGCTTTTGGGGTAAGAACAGGAGGCAACACGAATGAAGTTATGAGAATAGAAGTAAACACTACCGATGCAGTCGGAGGTGTGCTTATTGCTACATTTAACTTAGTTTCAACAAATGTCCATGTATGGGCTAAACTTAAGCGTGAGTTTATTATTACAAATTCAACTACTGATACTACGGGAGTTTTAGCTACTGTAAATAATATTATTGATGATGCTGTTTCACTGGCTGGAGCTACATCTCAGATAACCAGTAGTGCTATTGACTGGACAGTTAATCAATACATAGTAGTATCAATGCAGAATGGAAACATTGCAGACTCAACTTATGTTCGTGCCTTATCAATTTTGCAGAAATAATGGAGGAAATACTTTACAAACTAGGAATAATTGAGTACAGAAATGGTAAGTACCAATTTGTCTCATGCGAGGCTCAAGATGAATCTTGGGTTCAAGTAATTCTTGACAATAATGGATGCTCAATGATTATCAGCTTAAACTCTGGTGAAACAATAATTAACGGAGTGGTACAAGAGACTCAAAGACAACTTATTGAAACTCTCAATGCTAAAGCCTAACTCCTTCTACCGATTTCAACAAGGATGGAATGCAGGCTTTTGGCCTGATAACCAAATAGTATCCGACCTACTGAATGAGATATACACAGGTCTTCCTGCTGCCTTAAGTGGTCTGTTAGTACCTGGTACTAACCTTTACTACTTGAAATCCGTAGTTCAGCAGTTTGTAGATCAGTTCAATGCCTACCCTTACTATGGTAACTTTAAAGTACTTCTAGAAACTGCTCCAGACCCTCCTAATTACACCTATTCTATATATATTAGGGATGAGAGCCTTTTTGTAACTGATAGCAATCAGCAGCTAATAATTACAGGCTATTTTAACAACACCACTAAGCTTCTCATTGCTCCTGCTGGCTCAATCACTTCATTCAGTCCGGGCAGTTACCTTAGTGGATTCGGTGCAACTCTGATACGAGAGGAGGAAAAGGTAAGAGAGGCTCTTGATGTAGTCTACCAGAATGGCTCTGCCATCTTCCCGATTACTTATAGCTACAATCCTAGCACACAAGTAGCCACTTCTGGACTAGCCAGAGGAGCAGACTGGAAACTTTGGGGAGGCAGTGAGCCTAACAGAGTGCCATTGCCTACAATTCCTTTCCAAAATCAAAGGACATTCAGCTTACCAGTGCTTACTGCTGATGACCAATACATCCTTAGCATCTTTGAGCGAATCATACAGGCCTCTCTAGCTGATACTGATTACACCAATTCGGTTCAGAATGCCATCTTTAGCTACACTGTGCCTGATGACTGGACAAGGACAATTCTGCACCCTAGCTTTACCACTTATGACAGGGTTCAGATTACTTATTCGGATGACTCAGGTAGGCGCAAGTTTATTCTGGTAGGTAGGCTAGATGGTCAATGGCTATGGCAGAGGTTTGTTTCTGATGAGTCAGGAGGTGCATACAACTTCTTAACAGCCTATACAGAGACAATGGGCCTTCCATATCCAATTCTACAGGCTGGCAGATGGCTTTATAATGATAATACCTATGACCTAGAATTTGTAGAGTTTAACTCCGGATGCTATGACTCTCCTGAGTTCTATGCCATGCCAGCTAAGCCGGGTGACCAATGGCAATTCAATATAGACAAGGCTGATGCCAATATCATTGGGCAAAATTCTGTCTTAGTTGGCCTCTTTACCGAAGATGGTCAGCTAATTCTGAAGATAGGAGAGGCTATTGACTTTGAAGATATATGCTCCGAAGAGAAGCAAGCCAAGGCAACCGTAACAATACCGAGCAAAAATGGGTGCTATAGGCTAGGACTTTACAATGAGCCATCCACTACTTGCGATTTAACCTTTACCTATACTATAACTGGAGAGGCAATAACTACCTACATTGAGGCAATAGGCGCACTTGCTGAAACTGCTAATCCTTATGTCAGATTCGCAATAGATGTCACTTCTCCTGTAATTGCTTATGTAGCACCAGTTTCAGAGTTAACAACTGTACCTGACTTGGTAGATTGGTGTAATACCAATATACCAGGCATGACAGTTACTCTTATTGATGATGAGTCTTTAACCTTTACTTGGCAAGTCAATGACCTTCCATGTGATGCCATTTATGAAATGGTCAATTGTCAAAGTGATATAACAGGTGAGGTATGTATTTCAGAAGGAGTACTGTGGGAGTCAGCTACCGAAACCTGTCTATGTGGCACTTCTTACTACCTATACTCACTCAGCAATATCATTAACATAGATGCATCTGATTGCTATAGCACAATGCTAGAGTTCTGGTCAGATAGCAACTCAATTGCTCAGGGATTTGAGTACTTTGATGGATGGAAGCAGAGAGTAAGATTAGGAATTAATGGAGGAGGTGAAAAACCTATCATTGAGGAAAACCTATACAGGCAATCCAATGGAGTCCACAAAAGGCCGCAAAACAAGCAGGATTTATCACTAGATTTGCATACTGATTTTCTCGATTTGCCTACTCAGTTAGCCCTTGTCGATGCCACCCGACACCCTTACTTAGTTTGGAATCAGAAAAACATATTTGTGAACGGAGACATTGAAGTAGCCACCATTCAAGACTTCTCAACACAAAGCTCATTTGAGACCTTGGCGCAAGTTAAGTTCTCGGCACTACTTCAGGGCTTCCAGCCCAGTAACTCAAGTTGTTTAACTTGCTAAAACTATGTCAATTTTCTCTTTAACATGCCCCGATGTAGGGTGCTATCAGAATTTCCTCTGCGATCCAGAGTTTCAGAATAAGATTATTGCGGTGGCCTATGTTCGCAAAGCTGCTGCATTGACTCCTGCCGAGAAGGCAGATGCTGATTCTTGGATTGCTGCTCTGTATGACCGTTACCTTAATGGTGAGGGTTATCTAGTGTTTAACACATCTGGCGAAAAGCCAAAGCCTGAGACAGCTACAACTGCTGGTCGCGGTATGCAGAACACAAAAGCACTTGCTAAGACTCATACCCTTACCTATCAGGACATGCAAGGTGTAGTTCAGAACAATGTTCAATTCTACAATGATATTCTTGCCTCGGCTCAGAACTATGACTTCTACTACTTTACACCTGGTCGCATCTGGGATGCATCTGGCTATTATGTGACAGTAATCGGTGACCCAATTATCACAGCCGACCTTAATACATATCAGATGGCTGAGGTAACCGTGAACTGGGTAAGTAAAGTGAATCCTCTGCCGTATGACTTCGATACTGACACCTTCCTTGAAGGCTTGTATTACATCATTAGCAGCACTGGTTACTCAGGCGATGCATGGACTAGCGATTGCACAGACCCACAGACTGCAACCTTCTCAGCGGTGCTGAATGTAGGCGCAATCTCTGGAGAGCCAGCTTTGATATGGTCAGTTGAGCAGTCATCAGGAAGTGACCCAATCTCTGAGATAGGATTGTCATTTACTGACAATGTGCTTACATGGAATCCTAATGGATACATAGGTACTTACATTTTTGTGGTTACTGTGACCAATGAGTACGGTTGCGTATTCGGTCAGCAGACAATTACATTAACTGTAAATTGCGACTAATTAAGTAACAATGGAAGAGCTAATCGGGGTATTATATTCTGCCTTAATGGACTCAAAAATCCGTGAGGGCAAAGCTGAGTATATTGAATATGCTCGGCAAAAAGCCGAAGAACTGGAGTACCATTTTGAAAATGAGTATCCCGAAAAGCTTTTACTTACTCAGCATCCTAGCGAAGAGCCATGGATGAAGGAATACAGAAAGCGCAGATGGCAAGCTCCTACAACTACTGCCACCGGAAGAGTCTATACCTTCCTTCAGAAGATTCAACAGGCTGATGACTTTAAAATAGCTTTTGAATCTGACTTTAAAAAGACTGGAGTAGCCGAAAGAATAGGCCTCCAGAATAATACTTTAGAATATTATGTCAGCGACATGCTGCCGAAGTATGGCAACCTTGAGACCTGGCTTTTCAATGTCTTCCTTAAAACCTACTTACAAGATGCCAATGCTCTGGTGGTTACTCTCCCGGATTTTGAAGAATTTATTAAGCGACCTCAAGAAGTGGCTAGCCTTGATTTTTCAAGGCCTTACCCGCAAATAATTGAGTCGGAAGACCTCATTTGGGAAGGAGAAGATTATGCCATTATCAAGGTTGAGGATTACAAGGATTTAAACCGGAAAAAGTGGGATCAGTTTCTAGCATTCACTAAGCAAGGTCTAATTCTATTTAGGCAAGTCAATCTGTACACCTATGACCAGCCTTTCCAGATATTCATTCTTCCATTTGAGCTTCCTTACTTGCCAATATGCAAAGTAGGTAACATCATTTATGAAGAAGAGGATGGCAAGATGGTCTTTGATTCGGTGCTTGCTCCTTGCCTTCCGGCATGGAATGAGGTTTTATTCCGCACCGATGACCTGAATATACTATGGGCAATGCATGCCCTGCCTCAGAAGTGGGCATTGAAAATGTCACCATGTAAGACCTGCAATGGTACTGGCATGCGGACTAATAAAAAGGAGCAGAGGATTAGTTGTGCTGATTGCTCAGGCTCAGGAAGGGCAAGCAGCTCGCCTTTTGGCCTGATGGAGATTAATATTGACCGGGTAAGTGCTATCAATCCGACTCCTATAGTGCCTCCTGTGCCTCCGGCTGGCTACATTGAGCGACCAACCGATACTGTAAAGCTATTCCAGGAGGACATTGTGCAGAAGGAGTTCCAAGGCTTTAAGGCTATTGGACTTGAAATCCTTAGCCAGATTCCAGCAGCTCAGTCAGGAATAGCTAAGGAGTATGACAGGAAGGAGCTTAACACTTTCTGCTTCTCCGTTACTGTCCATTTAGCAACCATTTATAAGAAGGTTTGCTTCTACATATTATTTCAAAGGTATAATGCACTTTTTGCATCATCCTTGATGAATGATGACAAGGTAAAAGCTGCACTTCCACAGATTACCATACCTACTGACTACGATGTCATGACTGCTGACATGGTAGGAGAGATGCTCACTAAGGCAATGGCTGGCAAGTTTAACCCTATCATTACTGCCGGAATTGAAGAGGACTATGTTGAGAAGCTTTATGGAGAGAATAGCATACAGAAGACCTACCTTAAAATCCTAAAAAACCTTGATCCACTTCCTTACAAGTCAACCGATGAGAAGACTGTGCTATTAAGTAGCAGCGGATGCACTCAATTTGATTATGTGCTTTCCTGTAACCTTCCTGCCTTTATAATGCAATTAGTAAGTCAAGATGCAATGTGGTATGAGAAGCCTGTTGAGCAGCAACGAGCCGATGTAAATGCCTTAACTGCAGTTAAAATTGGGGAAATTAGGCAGTCAATAGTGCCAATAATGCCAGAAGGCTTATAATATGCCTCCTAAACAACTTGAACTGATCAAGAAGATTCAAGAGCTTCAGATGGCTATTGAGAGCCGGATGGATAAAGCTCTGCCCAAAGTGTTTGAGAGGTTATCTAATCAGGTAATTGACCTAGCTAGCAACCTTAGCCTTGATCCAGATGACAGGGCTAAGACAATAAAGGAGCTTATTAAGCTCAAGAAGGACATATCTGATACCATTGTCAATAATTCACTCTACCAGAATCAGGTTAAAGAGGTTGTCTCCGGTTATGAAATGTTAGCCGACCTGAGCAATCAATTTATAACTATAGCCATAGGCAGTTTTAAACCTAAGACTGAGCTTTATCAAGCCATCCTACAGGCCAACATAGAGACCACTAAGAATGCACTTTTAGGGGCTGGCATCAGAGATAACTTTGGAAATGCCATTCAAGAAGTGCTAAAGGATAACATTGCTGGCATTGGCACTAGGTCGCAGCTAAATGAAACTCTGCGCAAGTTTATTGAAGGCACTCCAGAGCAAGCACCTTTTTTGAATAGATATATTAAGCAAACTACCAATGATGCTGTAATGACTTTCAATTCTGAATACATTCAGACCATCAGTGAAGACCTAGGGGTAGAGTATTATCTTTATGCTGGCACTCTAATTGAAGACTCAAGGCCATTCTGTGAGGCAAGATCAGGTAGGTACTTCACAAAGGAAGAAGTGCAGAAGTGGGCAAGCCTAAAGAACTGGCAAGGTAGGATGGCTGGCACTAATAGCAGCACTATATTCACCTACAGAGGAGGATACAACTGCCGACATCAGCTATGGCCTGTGGCTAAAGAGCAATATGATGCTGCTAAAGAGAAGGGAAGAGCAGGTCTTAGATAATATCCCTACTTACTTGTTCAAGCTCAGTTATAGGCTTAAGATGCCTTTGCTCAATGACAAAGCGCATGCCTCTTCCCAAGTCCATGTTCACACCTTTAATAAGTGCATCCTCTTTAGTTATGTATCCGGCAATATCAACCAGAGCCTGATCGGTTATGCAGATGCAAAGGATAAAAATATCAGCCTTTAGCTCCTCCTTTCGGAAGAATAGCATCTTCCCGGTCTTGTACTTGGTTGATTTTACTTGCAATTGATAAGGGCCATAGAGTAAGTCCATCACCTGACCATCTCCTTCTACATTTATTGAAGTATCAAAAGGCACTTTTAAAGTCTTACTTACCATGTACTCGCCCATGATACCGATTAGGTCAGCCTCTAGATGAGTATTACCAAAGACCATCTGAGAAGGCCTATTTGGATTATCTAGGTTTTTGATGCTGCACCTGCCGTGCGCAAGCATCTGGAGAAACTTCATCTCCTTTTCTGATAGTTTGATAAACACCTTGCATAAGAGTTTACAATATTAAGCTAAAAATCACTACTTTATGAAACTTTATTTCAAGTGATTCGGTAAGAGAAATTGCCTAACTTTGGCTTATGATTTGTAAGAAATGATAACTCCAGAAATTAAAGAAGAGCTATTCAAGTGGCTTAATGATACTCCTGCCTATGCAGCTATTATATTGGCTAAACTCAATGAGCCAGTAACAGACTTAACACAGATTGAGCAATGGGCCTATGATCATGCTTGGTTCTGGCTCATAGTGTACAGGTTCTCGGTCATAGCATTTGACATTCATAAGAAGCTCATGCAGCCGATTGAGTACAACACAGGAGAGGAGGTTATCATGATTTCCGGATACAAAAAAATTTACTTGGTAATCAAAAAGATATTAAACAAATGAGACTTGAGAATGTAGTTAAATTATTAATCCTATTTCTGGCTTCCTATCTTGTGTGGAATTACTACTTCACCCTCGATGCGCACAAGAGACTTGACAAGTCCATTAAGGAAACAGAGAGCTGGCACTATGGCAATACAATGCGAATCATCCAGATTGAGAAGTCAATTGATAGCATCAAGACAAAGGAAGTGGAGCTTGCCAAATCATGCATTGAATTGGATAGTATCAAACAGGACAAGATTAAGAAGTTAGATCGGTCAGAGCGCA